TGAGTGTCGAACTTTGATCAAGCAGCGACTTTGCTGCTACCTACCTTTTTTGTTTTGTTGAGAGGCAACTCAGTTTGGCAGTCTGAGATTAAATCCTGTCGGATCGCCTTGCCTCTTAACATTCTTATAATAGCAAACCACCAGACTAAATCTACCATCCTTGTGCCACTTTAATAACTGGCACATTGAAGACAGACACCCCATGAAACTGCGGTTAATATACATGTATACCAATGATTCATTCAAATGACTCAGACAACTTTCTCACTTAAGTCTTTCTTTAACGGTGATCCTCTTACACTTGAAGAGCATAAGTCATTGCCTTATCGCATTTCTACAGTAGGCAAGGACAACGCTTATCAGGTAGCACGGGTAGAAAACACAGCATGGTTAACTGAGTTAATAGACGACGAAGACGACTCTGAAATTTACGAGTCTGAGATAGAGACCATTGTAGAAATGCTCTGTGATGGTGAGACTATTAAAGACAGCGTTGAAGATTTCATTGACCGCTTCGGAGTATGTGAACTTGAATTCTTTCAAGATTACACCACGGCACTTGATGAGTGGTCAGAGCATACAGTTGATGCTTTCCTTGAAATCTGGGACATCTCAGATGTTGAGCATATCGGAGAGGCATTTTATGGTCACTTCGACAGCATAGAAGAGTTTGTTGATGATTACATGGAGCAAATAGGAAATGATGTCCCAAGTTGGATAGTAATCGATTACGACAGGACTTGGGACTCTGGACTTCGCTTCGACTTCGACTTTGACGAGTCTAACGGCATTATGTGGTGTTCTAACTGGTAGTATGTGCCAGTCGGGGAAGTGTCCACGCTTCCCCCATTTTTATGTTCTTTACCATTATAATAAGTGAGTAACAAACAAAAACACTCTATGCTATCAGCAACCCGTAAAGGCAGAGCATTAGGAAATCTTTCACAGATAGACCGACCACAAGCGACAAAATGCGTTAGCGGTGGCGGTGCTGGTAATCGTGGCGGTTTTACTATGACCAGAGTTACAGGGTTAGGGGCAAAAATGGTTGACGACCTGCCAACAGTATTAGTTCGTGCTAAGGCACAGTACAGAGCAGACCGCATTGCCATGATCCGTGAGGGCAGTGCCACTTAAGCAATTGGTTCGTGTATCGGCAGTCGCCCCCGATTTGGGGGTGCGTCGCCCTCGCCCGATATAAAAAGGGATAGAGACCCTAACCTACAAAGTGTTACGGAAGCGAGAACAATGTCATAAGCAATCCAAATTTTTTTTCGCTGTTAAAAAATCCCCACAGGGTTGACTTGCTAATATTTCAAAAGTGATATATAATGGAAAATCATAATCCACAGTATGCAAAAAAATATCCCAGATCAAAAACGCCCCATTGAAGTTGATACAGTAACAGGAGAATATCTTATAAGATTACCAGAATGGGTTGTTAATGACCAAGGATGGTACGAAGATACAGAAGTAACTTTTAAAACAGATGGCGATGAACTTATCATTACAGAAGACTAGTACATATCACATATACTTAAGAGGAGAGTGTCTCTTCAAGGATCTTGATGATTATGAGTTTAAATTAATATGGGGAAGGATATACAAGTCATACTTTAGAGATGAACTAACATACGAAGAAATAGAATACGATACAGATATAACAGAAGACGCATCATACTGATAACCCTACCTATAAAATGTAGTTGACTTACCATACATAATGGGATATAATACATGGTATAAACTACGTAGGTTTAATGACTAAAGGATTTACAGTTAAAGCGAAATCCCCCACGGTTGCTAAGGAACCAGAATGGGATTATGCTAAGGCTAAGGAGATAGTAAAAGGTAAAACAATTGTATTCTGTTTACCTGGTAGAAACGTCTCATATACATTTTTGAAGAGTTTTGTACAGTTATGCTTTGATCTTGTCCAGGCACAGGCTTCGATACAGATCTCCCAAGATTATTCGTCAATGGTTAACTTCGCACGGTGTAAGTGTTTAGGTGCTAATGTTCTAAGAGGACCTGATCAAATGCCTTGGGATGGTAAGTTACCATATGACTGGCAACTATGGATCGATAGTGATATAGTATTCAATACAGAGAAGTTCTGGCAATTAGTTCTTATGGAACAGGATATTGCTGCTGGTTGGTATATGACAGAGGATGGTAAGACTACTTCAGTTGCTCACTGGTTAGAGGAGGATGACTTCCGTACCAACGGTGGAGTGATGAACCATGAAACAGGAGATAGTATAGGTAAGCGTAAGAAGCCATTTACAGTTGATTATACTGGTTTTGGTTGGTTACTTATTAAGAACGGTGTGTTTGAACATAAAGAAATGCCTTATCCTTGGTTTGCTCCAAAGATGCAAGTCTTTGAGAGTGGCGAGGTTCAGGACATGTGTGGCGAAGATGTCTCATTCTGCTTAGATGCAAAGGAGGCAGGTTTCGAGATCTGGTGCGATCCTCGCATTCGTGTAGGACATGAAAAGACAAGGGTGATCTAAATGACTCGTTATAATATTCTTATTGATGGTAAGGTTGCTTATAAGGATCTCTCTCAAGATGAGTATTTTACGACAATGGAGGATTTGGCACAAGAGTTTTATGATACTGGAGTGCCTCATCCAAAAAGTATACTAACTGAATTTATTGAAGAATGGCAAAGGTAAAAGTGGGGATTATGGGCGGTACTTATGTACAGGCAACCCCGAAAAAGACTCGTCAAGGAACGGGCAAACATACAAAATATGCGGCATCATCCCGTAACTCGGCTCGTAAAAGGTATAGAGGACAGGGTAGATAGATACGAAAGACCTCTTCGGGGGTCTTTTTTAATGAATAGACATAAATAACCAGAGGAAAGTATATCAACTCTGAATGCCAATACAGAATGTAAATCGATCACAGGGATTTAAGGACATTAGTTTTTCTTTTTTACCCCATCCTGTGACCAAGGATTTGCCAATATTGAAGAATGAACGTGCGATTACTCGTGCCGTTCGCAATTTGGTAGAGACGATTCCTACTGAACGCTTCTTTGACTCTATGATAGGGTCTGAAGTACGTTCATTGCTCTTTGAGAACTATACAGCACCCATTGCGATAGCAATTGAAGACCAGATCATTACTACTATTAAAAATCATGAACCTAGAGTAGAGAATGTAGCAGTTGATGTTGATCCTCTACCTGATGATAACAGTCTAGAGGTCACTGTTTTCTTTGATATTGTAGGTTTAGATGTTTCCCGTCAAGCATTTTCATTCATATTAGAACCAACCAGATAAGATAATGCCAATTACACAGTTTACTAGTCTAGATTTTGACCAAATTAAGGCACAGATAAAGGATTATCTGGCAGCGAACTCGAATTTCACTGATTTTGACTTTGAAGGATCCAACTTTGCGATTCTGATCGATACTTTAGCGTACAATACCTATATTAATGCCTTTAATGCCAACCTAGTTGCGAATGAATCGTTCCTAGACTCTGCTACATTACGTGAAAACGTAGTTTCTTTGGCACGAAACATTGGATATGTACCTAGATCGAAGACTGCTGCCAAGGCATCTATCACTTTTAGTGTAGAAATTGATGATGTAGCAGGTGCTGTACCATTTGTAACATTAAAACCTGGTTTAGTAGCGGTTGGTAACGCAAATGACACGACATATCGCTTTTCAATACCAGAATCTATCTCTGCAATCGTTGAAAATGTCATAAATGCCGATGGTAGCGTCAGTAGAGTTGCTACTTTTGGTACTCAGACCAATCCTATCAGTGTTTTTCAAGGATCTTTGGTCGAAAGTAAGTTTTTGGCGATGACAAATCAAGATCAACGCTTTATTTTGGGTAATTCAAGCATTGATAGTTCCACAATCGTTGTTTTTGTTGGTCAACAGAATACAACTGGGTTAGGACGACAATTTAAAAAGATCGATAACATACTAAATTTAAACAAAGATTCGGAGATTTTCTTAGTTCAAGAAATTCAAGACGAAAATTTTGAAATTATCTTTGGTGATGGATACTTTGGTAAAGCATTAGAGAACAATGATAGCATTACTGCAAGATATATCGTAACAGATGGTGCGGATGGTAATGGTGCTAGAACATTTGACTTCCAAGGAACGATCATTGATCAGAATGGAGCAATCAAAATACCAAAGAAAACGGTAGATATTACTACTGTTCAGGGTGCTGTAAATGGGTCTGAGATAGAGAATCTTAACTCTATTAAGTATTTGGCTCCTAGAACGTATTCGGCACAATACAGGGCGGTTACACCAAGGGATTATGAGGCAATAATACAGTCAATTTATCCTAAAACTGAATCTGTTGCTGTTGTTGGAGGTGAAGAACTCACTCCACCTAAATTTGGGCAAGTTCAAATTAGTATAAAACCCAAAAATGGAACATTTGTCTCTGATTTTGATAAACAAAACATAAAAAATAAGTTAAAAAGTTATGCAATTGCTGGAATTAACGCAGAAATTGTAGATCTTAAGATGTTATATGTGGAAATTGATTCTGATGTCTATTATAATACAAGTTTTATCTCAAATAATGAAAGATTAAAGACCAGGGTTATAGATTCTCTTACAGAATATGCAAACACTGTTGATATTAATAAATTTGGTGGTAGATTCAAATATAGTAAGATTTTGCAGTTAATTGATCGTGTTGACAATGCAATTACCTCAAATATTACTAAAGTTAAGATCAGAAGAGATCTAAAAGTTTTAATTAATACTTTTGCTCAGTATGAATTATGCTTTGGAAATAAATTCCACATAAATCCTGAAGGATTTAACATAAAAAGTACAGGATTTACC